ATGCAAACCGTTATTTTTGGTCGTTCGGGTTGCCCTTACTGTGTGCGTGCAAAAGATCTGGCTGAGAAATTGAGCAATGAACGCGATGATTTTCAGTATCAGTATGTAGATATTCGTGCGGAAGGGATCACTAAAGAAGATCTACAACAAAAGGCAGGTAAACCCGTAGAAACCGTGCCGCAGATTTTTGTCGATCAGCAACATATCGGCGGCTATACCGATTTTGCTGCATGGGTGAAAGAAAATCTGGACGCCTGATCGTCTGACAAGCCCTCGCGTTGAGGGCTTTACTGATTTTTTCTGTGCTGTGGTTTAAACAAACTACTGATAAATAAGAAACACAGTGCCCCCAGCGCACACCAGAACACCGCGCTTAGTAACCATGCCAGCTCTTGCCAGAATGAGCGCGTCGGTGAAAAAAACAGCCGCATAATGAGCATCGAACAGGGTGCCGCCAGCATTGCGCCAAACAGAGGTTTCAGGACTTCTCTACGCTGTGAAAAGAAGCTGGCGACTGCTCCAGGAAGAATGAAAAATAGCAAGCCGATTTCAGGATGCCCGGCAGCCCGAAAAGCGCCTTTCATGTGCGTCGCCAGAAAAAGGCACACCACAATGAAGAGGACAAAACAGCAGATTGCCCCCGCCCAACGTTGTTTATGTTTCACTCGTTCCTCCTGACACTGCGTCTATCGAACACATTTTTCGCCAGTGTGGCGTTCAGTAAGATAAAGCCGCTTCGCATTCCATGCTAATATAGGCCAACGCAATTCATATAGCCGTTGATACCTAATGTGATTACACTAGTAAAATATATTGTTACTTTACTATCGTTTAGGTGCGCTGAATGAATCTGCGCCCTGAATTCTGGTAAAAAACATTATCGTAAATTACCATTTCTTTCAACAGCTTACTAGTAAACAAGAAGTTAGCCTCCGTGAATATAAACGTCGCCGAATTGTTAAATGGGAATTACATTCTGTTATTATTTGTGGTCCTCGCGCTTGGGCTATGTCTCGGAAAGTTACGACTTGGTTCGATCCAACTGGGTAATTCCATTGGCGTTTTAGTCGTATCGCTGTTATTAGGCCAACAACATTTCAGCATTAACACCGATGCGCTTAATCTTGGCTTTATGCTGTTTATTTTCTGCGTCGGGGTCGAAGCCGGACCGAACTTTTTTTCCATTTTTTTTCGCGATGGGAAAAATTACCTAATGTTAGCACTGGTGATGGTTGGCAGTGCGCTGGTGATCGCCTTAGGGTTAGGTAAGCTGTTTGGCTGGGATATTGGCCTGACGGCCGGTATGTTAGCAGGCTCTATGACGTCGACACCGGTTCTGGTCGGTGCTGGCGATACACTGCGTCATTCCGGCATGGAAAGCAGGCAGCTCTCACTGGCACTGGATAATCTGAGCCTCGGGTATGCCTTAACCTATTTAATCGGTCTGGTGAGTTTGATTGTTGGTGCGCGTTACTTGCCGAAATTGCAGCATCAGGACTTACAGACCAGCGCCCAGCAAATCGCCCGCGAACGTGGCCTGGACACTGATGCCAACCGTAAGGTTTATTTACCGGTGATCCGCGCCTATCGCGTCGGCCCGGAACTGGTGGCCTGGACCGACGGCAAAAATCTGCGTGAACTGGGTATTTATCGACAAACCGGCTGCTACATTGAACGTATTCGACGTAACGGGATTCTGGCAAATCCAGACGGTGATGCCGTGCTACAAATGGGCGATGAAATAGCGTTGGTAGGCTATCCCGACGCCCATGCCCGACTCGATCCCAGCTTCCGTAACGGTAAAGAAGTTTTCGATCGTGACCTTCTCGACATGCGTATCGTCACTGAAGAAGTGGTCGTTAAAAACCATAACGCTGTAGGTAAACGTCTCGCACAACTGAAGTTGACCGATCACGGTTGCTTCCTTAACCGCGTCATTCGTAGCCAGATTGAGATGCCGATAGATGACAACGTCGTGCTTAACAAAGGTGACGTTTTACAAGTCAGCGGCGATGCCCGCCGCGTAAAAACCATCGCCGATCGCATCGGCTTTATCTCGATTCACAGCCAGGTCACTGACCTGCTGGCATTCTGCGCCTTCTTTGTTATTGGGCTGATGATCGGGATGATCACCTTCCAGTTCAGCACATTCAGTTTCGGCATGGGGAACGCTGCCGGGTTGTTATTCGCCGGAATTATGCTGGGCTTTATGCGTGCTAACCACCCGACCTTCGGTTACATTCCGCAGGGTGCATTAAGCATGGTGAAAGAGTTCGGCTTGATGGTGTTTATGGCAGGCGTTGGTCTGAGCGCCGGTAGCGGTATTAATAACGGCCTGGGCGCGATTGGCGGTCAGATGTTGATTGCCGGATTGATTGTCAGTCTGGTGCCCGTGGTTATCTGTTTCTTGTTCGGTGCTTATGTATTGCGAATGAACCGCGCGCTGTTGTTCGGCGCAATGATGGGCGCACGTACCTGCGCGCCGGCAATGGAGATCATCAGTGATACAGCTCGCAGTAACATCCCGGCGCTGGGCTATGCGGGCACCTATGCAATCGCCAACGTCCTGCTGACGCTGGCAGGGACAATCATCGTCATGGTATGGCCAGGATTAGGATAAAACTGAAGTTGCCCTGAAAATGAAATTTTTTTGCACAACCGCAGAACTTTTCCGCAGGGCATCAGTCTTAATTAGTGCCACTGCTTTTCTTTGATGTCCCCATTTTGTGGAGCCCATCAACCCCGCCATTTCGGTTCAAGGTTGATGGGTTTTTTGTTGCCTGAAATTTAAGCTGTTTAAAATCATGATGTTAGAAACACTGTTTTTTAACGATGGCGACAAAATGGCGGCAGCGTCAAAGAGAGAGCGCCACCTGTCCTGATTTCATTGGATGCGGCTGAACCGGATTTGACTCTTTTGGCGTTGCAATCGAACGAACAAAAGTTTCATGGGTAACAAAAGTATGGCTGCAGTTAATGTTCTGGCACTGGTTGTAACGCTCTTTGGTCAATGAAGATACCTGAAAACTGCTGCGAGTATGGGCGGCACTTCCACACAGTGGGCAAATCATCATTTTTCGAGTTCTCCCCATTTTTGCTAAATTCACAATAATGACACCGCATTATTCCATTTTGCAAACTTAAAAGTTCTCCATTGCGAAGAATCATTCCATTTCGAAATCATCAATCCTCACTTCAAGCTCCAGACTGGTTGTAAAACCGTTATCGGGGCTGACGGTATGCGTCAGAGTCGTAATGGTCCATTCCGCATCATCTATCGGCTGTTTAAAGCCACTGACTTTCACTGGCATTTCCGTGTAGAGATCTGCCCGACCTTCTGCCAGTTGTAGCGAGAATGACGCAACGCCGCGTTGCAGGCGTTCCCACTGCATTTTCGCCGCCCGTTCGGCGTTGCTCCGGTTGGCATAGGTGCGATTAAGTACCAGCACGTTTTCATCTGTACCCACCAGGTAATCGCCCTGCTTCGCTTCGCGGCTAAGGACAGTCAGTACCACCTCTGCAGGTGCCGGGCTGGTTGCACTGGCATCCGCCACCCGACCGTCGGCGCTTCGGGCATGAAATTCATAAGCTGCGGTTGGCCCCGCAACCGAAAGCCCTTCAAAAGCCGCAGGCACACGCAGGCGTAACGCTTCATCGCTTTCCATCACAGCAGCAACGGGTGGCACAGCGTCATTATCAGCAGGCGTCACCGTCAGGCGTTTCACGTTGTAATTGGCAGCGAGCTGGTCCAGATCGCTCCCTATGGCATAAGCCACCATCACCGCCTGCGCGGCTTCGTTAATGCGCTGGCGCAGGAGCAACTCACGATAAGCGTTCTCCTGCAACAATTTGGTAATGGGTTCAGATTCCAGTTCCAGCGTACGCATCACTGCTTCCTGCTCATCTTTCGGATGAAGCGCTACAAATTCTGCCTTGCGTTCGGCAAGCAGCGTCTCAAAGTCCGGCACATCCACAATCTGCGGCGCAGGTAACTGCGAAAGGTCAATCACTGCCATTCTCTGCTCCTGTTGATACGGAAAGGGACACAGGCACACCGTTATTCCGCCGCCCGGTCAGCTCCACCACCATTGAACCGTCAAAATTGCTGTTGATGGTGATGGAATCCAGCGTCAGCCGTGGCTCCCAGCGACTCAGCGCCACATACACTGCCGACATGACCTGCAGGCGTAACGCCGGATTTTGTGGCTGGTCTATCAGTGCCGACAGCAGGGAACCATATTCACGGCGAGCAATGCGGCTACCCTGCGGCGTCAGCAGAATGTCCCGCACCGACTGGCGCAGATGGTCAATATCAGTAATGGCTTTACCGCTGGTATTGTTCATCCCGCTATAAAGCGTCATACCGGGCCTCCGGTTGTGTCGCCGCCTTTCAGGACGCCAGTATGCTGATGTGCATCAACCACAATTCCGTTAGAACTCATTGCACCGCCGCCCTGGGTAACACCACCATTCATCACTACTTCGCTGTTAATACGCGTGCGGTCAGCCTCCAGCACAAACTCACTGGTTTTCATGGTGATGTTGTCAGCGGCCTCAATGACCATTGATTTGATGCCCCTGACATACCAGCGCCCGGTGGCGGGTTCGTATTCAAACCAGCCACCGTCAGGATGTTCTGTCACGCAGGCGTCCGCCGACGTCGACGGTGGCGCGAACTGATTCGAATAGATGGCGGGTAACGCAAAGGCGGTTTCCAGATTGCCGCCCAGACTCAGCAGCACCACCTGCTCACCTTCCGATGGTCGCCACCATGTGCGGGCATTATCCGGTGTTGTCGTTGTCTCAGCAGCGCGCTGGTCTGTTCTGCTTCGGCATAGAGCCGCGCCTGCTCCCGGTTATTGGTTTCAGTCAGAATGGACAGGCTGATAAGCTGGCTGTTGCTCTTTGCCAGTGCCTGGCTTTTGCTCTGCAGCTCGTCTGCCTGCGTGCTGATGGTCTGGCTGGCATCAGCCAGCCGCCACGTCTGCCAGCCCAGCGCCGCCAGTAATAACGCCAGCATAACCAGCAGCAACCGGTTCATGCTGCTACCTGTTGCGCCATCTGATTACGGGTGATCCAGAAGGCAATAACGGTCAGTAGATAAAAGACCAGGGTAATAGCCCACCCCGTCCAGGCGAGACTTACGACAATCAGCAATCGCATCACCCAGCTGATAAATACGTTTTCTTTTCGGGTAATGGTCTTCAGCAAAGATGCCCTCAACTCCTGCCAGAGCGGGCCATTCTTAATTAACGCAGCCAGTGCTACCGGAATTACCGCCCATGTCAGTAAACAGGCTACCCAAACGCCGGACGCTGCCAGTACCGGAAAAATCCCCTGGGGATACACCATTGCTGCGATTAACAGCGCCATCCATAACATCAGAAACAGCCCGCTGATTAATTTCTTTTTCATTTCAGTTTGCTCCCTGTAAACACCAGGCCATCTCCCGCGCACGGCGGTTATCCAGCCCCTGATTAAACACACCTTTCACATAAACCCAGCGCGGCAACTGTCGGCACGCATCCGCCCAGCGCCGCTGATTGAGTAATTTCACCAGCGTGGAACTGCAGGCATTGCCCGTTCCCACGTTGAAGGCAAACGACACCGCAGTGTCATATACCTTCTGCGGCGGCTGTTGTTTCACACACCTTTCCAGCGCCCGCTCCACACGCAGCACGTTGGAAATCAGTCCTTCTGCTGCCTGTCGTTCCGTAATGGTTTTGCCGGGAATGACGCCTGACGTGTTACCAATGCCGTCGGTCCAGACGCCCGCGCTGCACTGATACGGCTGCAGACGACAGCCTTCGTAATCGGCAATCAGTTTCAGCCCCTCCACGGAGGTGTGAAGCTGCTGAAACCCCGGCAGCGTGGCAGCAATAGCCAGCACGGCCCCGACAAGGCAGCGTTTAACGATTGATGGATTCATAGTCCTCCCGCGAGATCTGCCCGTCGCGCAGAAGCTGGTAGGCTTTGTGTTTGTAGTACCAGTTGATAGCCAGCATCAGCACACCAATCATCAGGCCGCCCAGCGTTGAGGCATCCTTGATGGACAAATCGCCCAGCCAGGCCAGCACAACGGCGATGCAGTACGTGATAAAGGCGCTGATTCGCTCAAGCGTCATAATTCAGTCCCATAGCTGGACGGTCTGCACGGTGGTGGTGGTCGGAATGTCCGGCAGCTCCACCTGCAGCCCGTGAGGTAAAAAGGGGCCATAGCCCGCATTGCTGAAATGCTGGGCGAGAAAGTTGCAACCGTTCACAGCTGGAAAAAACGCGACAAGTGGGGTGACTATGGGCCGCTGGATCAGATGCAGCTCACCACCGCCGCACGCTACTGCCAGCTTATTATGAAGGAGCACAAAGAAGGGAAAGATTTCAAAGAGATTGACCTGCTGGCGCGCCAGTCGGAACGCCACGCGCGGATCGGCAAGTTTAACAATGGCGGCAACGAAGCCGACTTAAACCCAAACGTCGCCAACCGCAACAAAGGCCCGCGCCGTCAGCCGGAAAAGAATGTTTTCACCGATGAACAGATTGAGAAGCTGGAAGAAATCTTCCATTCCTCCATGTTCAACTACCAGCGCCACTGGTGGGAAGCCGGAAAAACCAACCGCATCCGCAACCTGCTGAAGTCACGCCAGATCGGCGCGACCTTTTACTTTGCCCGTGAAGCCCTGATTGACGCCCTGCTGACCGGACGTAACCAGATTTTCCTTTCCGCCAGCAAGGCACAGGCCCACGTCTTTAAGCAGTACATCATCGACTTCGCCAAAGAAGTGGAAGTGGAGCTGAAAGGCGATCCGATGGTGCTTCCCAACGGGGCCACGCTTTACTTCCTCGGCACCAATGCCCGCACGGCCCAGAGTTACCACGGCAACCTGTATCTGGATGAATATTTCTGGATACCGAAATTCCAGGAGCTGCGCAAAGTGGCTTCCGGTATGGCTATTCACAAAAAATGGCGACAGACCTATTTTTCCACGCCATCCAGCCTGACACACAGTGCTTATCCGTTCTGGTCCGGTGCACTGTTCAACCGTGGGCGCAACAAAGCCGATAAGGTGGACATCGACCTGTCCCACAGCAACCTGGCCCCCGGCCTGCTCTGCGCAGACGGGCAGTACCGCCAGATAGTCACCGTGGAAGATGCGGTGCGCGGCGGCTGTAACCTGTTCGACCTTGACCAGTTGCGCATGGAGTACAGCCCGGACGAATACCAGAACCTGCTGATGTGCGAGTTTGTGGACGATCTCGCGTCCGTGTTCCCGCTCAGCGAGCTGCAGGCGTGCATGGTGGACAGCTGGGAAGTCTGGACCGACTTTCATGCACTGGCACTGCGCCCATTTGGCTGGCGCGAAGTGTGGATCGGTTATGATCCGGCGAAAGGTACGCAGAACGGCGACAGTGCCGGATGCGTGGTGGTGGCACCGCCAGCCGTGCCGGGCGGCAAGTTCCGCATTCTTGAGCGTCACCAGTGGCGCGGGATGGACTTTCGCGCCCAGGCTGACGCCATCAAAAAACTGACCGAACAGTACAACGTGACCTATATCGGCATCGACTCAACCGGTGTTGGTCACGGGGTTTATGAGAACGTGAAAGCGTTCTTTCCTGCCGTCCGGGAGTTTGTCTACAACCCCAACGTTAAAAACGCCTTGGTACTCAAGGCCTACGACATTATCAACCACCGCCGTCTGGAGTTTGACGCCGGGCACACCGACATTGCGCAGTCATTCATGGCAATCCGTCGCGCCACCACCGCCAGCGGCAACCGCCCAACCTATGAAGCCAGCCGCAGCGAAGAAGCCAGCCATGCCGATCTGGCCTGGGCAACAATGCACGCACTGTTTAACGAACCGCTGCAGGGCGAATCCGCCAATACCAGCAATATTGTGGAGATTTTTTGATGGGAAAGAGTAAGAAAAACCGCGCTGCGGCGACGAATCAGCTCCAGCATAAAAGCCAAACTTCAGCCGAAGCATTCAGCTTCGGTGATCCCATTCCAGTACTTGACCGCCGCGAACTGCTGGACTATGTGGAATGCGTACAAACAGATCGCTGGTATGAGCCACCAGTGAGTTTCGACGGGCTGGCGCGTACCTTTCGCGCTGCCGTGCATCACAGTTCACCAATTGCGGTGAAATGCAACATTCTGACCAGTACCTACATCCCTCACCCGCTGCTCAGCCAGCAGGCTTTTTCACGTTTTGTGCAGGACTATCTGGTATTTGGTAACGCCTACCTGGAGAAACGCACGAACCGCTTCGGTGAAGTTATCGCCCTTGAGCCTGCTCTGGCAAAATACACCCGACGCGGGTTAGACCTGGATACCGCACCTGCAGCAACACGCCCGATCTCTGCGGTTGCACTCATGACATAATGCGGCAGTTTCTCTTTTGCCACCTCATTAATCGGTACACATGGCAGGCAGTGAATCTGTGCCAGAAAGCCATCTACCAGCGTTGAATCTTCAGTCAGATCGGTAAGCAACCAGATTTCTGGTGCGGTTAATAAATGAGGTTGAGCTGGGTTCAGCTTGTTCCGCAGAATCTGTACATTCATGCCTGCACGTTCTGCCAGTCGCACCAGGTTGTGGCGCAGTGCGAATGCACGACAGGCTTCGTCAAAATGTGGATGTTTGGAAACTTGGTAATCAAACATAGTCGACACCCCTGATGTATCCCAAAATGGAACTAGTTGAATACAACATTGCAATCAGTAAGTGCATCAACGGTAAGAGCAGCAAGGTTGATCATTACCTTTTCTCTTTTCTTGTCTTTCCGAAGGCGATGGCGAGGGATGCGACCATCAGCCAGCATATCGTTGATGGTGTCGATAGAAAGACCAGTAAGTTCGCTATAACGCTCAATTGTGACGTGTGGCGTATTCAGAGTTATTGAAATGTTAGGGGTCATGATGCAACATCTCCTATTGGCTTGTGGTGAGCCTGTAGTAATCGTGACAAGTACCCAAACGGGGACAAAATTGATACTAGGATCGCAAAAGAGATATGTCAACATCAAAGTACCCAAATGAGATCAAAATAAATCCCAATAAAGGTGGTAAGGCTGCGATTGAGCGATTAGTCGAAGCTTATGGCTTTACGACACGACAGGCTTTAGCTGATCACTTGGAAGTATCAAAAAGCACTCTGGCGAACAGGTATTTGCGGGATACGTTTCCTGCAGACTGGATAATCCAATGTGCTCTTGAAACAGGAACCTCACTGAAATGGTTAACCACCGGGCAAGGCCTTAAGCAAAGCTCGCTGACAGCAGCTACAGAAGAGCTTGCCAAGTTTCGCCTTACCGCAGGCAAAATGATTGAAGATGGTTCATATGTCTTCGATTCATCATTTCTTCCTGCAAATCTTTCATCACCAATTGTTATTCAGGATGGGCTCGTCACATACATTTGTGATCAAAAATTTTCTGAAGTACTTGATGGGCACTGGTTAATCAACATCGACGGAACCTATTCCATTCGAAAAATCACAAAGCTTCCAAAAGGTATGATTAAAATTACAAGTACAGAGAATAGCTTTGAATGTGCATTTTCTGATATTGAAGTAGTTGCTTGTATAAGAAGTACAATAGTTTCAAATTAATATAGTAAAAGGATTTAAAAATGAATTCATTTTCCATCGTTATATTCTTATTAGCATTTCTCGCCCCCATTCTAGCTGTAATATTATTTAAGCAAAGCAAAAAACATAAAGCGGCTATAGATACCTTGACAGCTAACAACATAGCCCTTTCCAACCAACTGAAAGAAAATCAAGAAGAATTAGCACAGACTGTACGAGATCTATCAGAGCTTGAAGGACGAGCTGCACCATTATGGCAATACGTAGAATTGCACAGCGCAGTGATGGAAGCAGAGAATAAGATAAAAAATGCAGACTCAATAGCCAGGCAAAAAATAGAAGAAGCCCAAATAAAGGCTGCTAAGACAGTAAACGAAGCAAATTATCAAGCTCAGATAAAAATAAGCAACGCTAATAGCGAAGCTATAGCAATTACTAAAGACGCTCGCGATGCACGCCTGAAAGCTAAAGAACGTCTTGATAATGCCAATAGTAAAGCAAATGAGCTGATCTCAAATGCTAATGACAATGCAGTGAAAATTATTTCCGATGCAGAAGAAAGAGCAAAAGAGATTGCTGGTTCAGCATATGAAGCTAAAGAGTTTGCAGAAAAATATGAAGCAGTTGCCAAATCAATGAAAAATAAAATTGAAGGTTATGGTGATGAATGGATCATCCCTAACCGTAGCGTTCTCGATGAATTGGCAGAAAATTATGAGTTTACAGATGCAGGCAAGGAATTACAAAAAGCCAGGGAGTTAACAAAATCATTAATAAAAACTAATAAAGCTGCTTCGTGTGATTATGTTGAACAAAACAGGCGTAATACTGCTATCAACTTTGTTTTAGATGCCTTCAATGGAAGAGTTGACAGTATTTTATCAAAAGTCAAACACAACAATTTTGGAAAACTTTCCCAAGAGATAAAAGATGCGTTTCAACTTGTAAATTACAATGGTTCTGCCTTTAGGTCCGCAAAAATAAGTGACATCTATCTTCAAGCTCGACTCAACGAGCTAAAATGGGGTGTTGCAGTTAATGAAATTATGCTCGAAGAAAAAGAAGAGCAAAGAAGGATTAAAGAACAACTTCGTGAAGAGGAAAGAGCTCGTAGGGAGTATGAAAAAGCGATAAAAGAAGCTGAAAAAGAAGAGAAAGCTATTCAGCAAGCTATAAATAAAGCAACAAAAGAGCTTATGCTTGCAAATGAAGAACAACGCTTAGCTTTAGAGCAAAAAATAGCTGAACTACAGTTAAAATATGAAGAAGCTGAAGCTAAAAACCAACGAGCTATTTCTATGGCTCAACAAACTAGATCAGGCCACGTTTATATAATTAGTAATATTGGCTCATTTGGCGAAGATGTATATAAAATTGGAATGACACGCCGCCTTGAACCACTTGATCGTGTTCGTGAACTCGGTGATGCTAGTGTTCCTTTTTCGTTCGATGTTCATGCGATGATTTATAGTGATGATGCACCATCATTAGAAAATCATCTGCATAAAGTCTTCAACGAAAAACAGGTCAATAAAATTAACTCACGAAAAGAGTTTTTCAACGTAAATATTAAAGAAATTAAGTCTGTTATTGAAGATATGAACATCAACGCACAATGGACAATGTTTGCGGAAGCGAAAGAATATAGAGAGTCACTGGCGATTGAGCAAGAGCGCAAAGCAGCAACTTCCGCCAACGATGAACTGCATGTTGCTTAGCAATGTATGTTTCATAGTAATCACACATTGATTACTGGTTGTATATACAGTTAAATTTAGCCCTCTGATATGAGGGCTTTTTTATGGCAGTACGAAAACTCACCACAGGAAAATGGCTTTGCGAATGTTACCCCGCCGGACGTAGTGGACGTCGTGTGCGTAAACAATTCGCCACCAAAGGCGAAGCTCTGGCTTTTGAGCGTCACACGATGGAAGAAACCGAAGCAAAGCCCTGGCTGGGTGAATCAGTGGATCGTCGAACACTGAAAGACGTGGTTGAACTATGGTTCAAACTACATGGTAAATCTCTGACAGCTGGGCAGCATGTCTATGACAAATTGCTGTTGATGGTTGACGCTCTGGGCAATCCCCTTGCAACCGATCTCACCTCTAAAATGTTTGCCCACTATCGAGATAAACGTCTGACAGGAGAGATCTACTTCAGCGAAAAATGGAAGAAAGGAGCAAGCCCGGTCACCATTAACCTGGAGCAAAGCTATCTAAGTAGTGTTTTTAGCGAACTATCCCGCCTGGGCGAATGGTCGTATCCGAACCCACTGGAGAACATGCGAAAATTCACCATCGCAGAAAAAGAGATGGCATGGCTTACCCATGAGCAGATTGTTGAATTGCTGGCTGATTGCAAACGTCAGGACCCAATTCTGGCACTGGTAGTTAAGATATGCTTAAGCACAGGCGCACGTTGGCGTGAAGCCGTAAATCTTACCCGCTCACAGGTGACCAAATACCGAATTACCTTTGTAAGAACGAAGGGGAAGAAAAACAGAAGCATCCCTATCAGTAAAGAGCTTTACGAAGAGATCATGGCGCTTGATGGGTTCAATTTCTTTACAGACTGCTATTTTCAATTTTTATCCGTGATGGAAAAAACGTCTATCGTGCTCCCTCGCGGTCAACTGACACACGTTCTGCGCCATACGTTTGCGGCGCACTTCATGATGTCGGGTGGAAATATCCTGGCCTTACAAAAAATTCTCGGGCATCACGATATAAAAATGACTATGCGTTACGCACATCTGGCACCGGATCACCTGGAAACTGCATTACGGTTTAATCCGCTGGCAACACTACCAACATCAATAGCAAGTTTTTGA